GGTAAACAGTCTCTGTAACTCCTTCAATCGTAAATCCAGTTGAAACTACATTATATGATGACTCTTGAGTATGAAACATATTACCGTAACAGATTTCATATTGTGCAAATTGACCCAAGACTGCTTTCAAATTACGACGAATTGTCACAAGAGTGATATTTGATGTAATTGATGAATCAACGCTATCAATCAATGACACAGCCTTACTATATTTGAATCTACCACCAAATTTATTTACATCAATCGAACGTGAGTATTGAGTTAGAGCGTTTGAGACTCCAGTTTTAAGATTTTCTTGGTTATCGTTCAAACTTGGATTGTAATATGGATTTACTTTGAGCTCAACATACAAATATTTCAAATCAATAAACTCTGGCACAATTCCAGCAACCGCATAACTCTTTAATCTTTGTATCAACTCTCTTTTTGTCTCATCTGATAGAAAATCACCATTTCGAGGTTTAACTGAGATAAAAACTTTACCAAAACGAGGTGGACTCATCTCTTCACCACCAAAAGCGGTCACAGACTCTACATTAGGATAAATGTAACCTAAAACTGATTCATAATCAGATGAAGTCACTGCACGATACTGGGAAGAGTAGATTCGAGGTGCAAAATACTTAATTGATGATATTGATTCAATTTCATCACCATCTCTTGACTTCTCATCGGTTGATACTAATGAGATTAGTGATGCATTTATAGCTGCACCATCTTGATTTGTAATATTTCCTACAAAACTAAATTCTGAAGCACCATTTCCATCTTTTCCGTCTGTTACAATGTAAGAAGCTGTAATATAGTTGTTATTTGACAATTTTCGACCAATTACATTGTCACCAAAGATAAGTTCATATCTTTCATCTTCAATTTCTTGCAATAAGTAAGAATTTGATGTTGAGGTGACTCCAACGATGTTATCAATCTGTTTATAAGTGACTGAAGAAGTCGCTGTTGAAGAGCTTTTAACTTTAACCTTAATTGTTGATGTATCAATGAATGAATTATCAAGAATATATCTTTGGTTGAACAGAGAAGTGTCAACTGTGAAGTTTTCACTTACAAAAACACCTTCATATATCTCAATGTTATTAAATTCTGCAAATCCGTTTGTAACAGGGACTGTAATGTCTTCTGGAATACAAAATATGTAGTTTGTGTTATCACCAGCACCATTACAGACAACACCAGAGTTTAATGTAAGTGTTGATGTCTCTGTCAAACCAGATACATTGAAAGATACCTTTGCTCTTGCGGATCTACGAGATCTTGGAACATAACCAATGTTTCTGGCGAGTGAAACAACGTTTTCTCGAAGTGTTGCAGAGTCAAGAAAACACTCATTCGCTGCCATATTGGTATTATAGGCAGTTGTATATGTATTATATGCTAATGCGTCAATTATGATTGAAAGGTTCGACCCTTCAAAGTCATAATCTGTAAAATTAGTGTTCGACCTCAGATAATCTTTAATAGATGTCTTTATCTGATCAAAATCTAAATTAACGTATTGTCCAAAGGCCATTATACTCTAGCTGGGAATAAGAGAACGTCTACTGATTGTGATGGGGAGGGAATACCAACAATGCTATATTGAACTGTACAATTCATTTCATTTGTATCTGGTGAAACAGCAACATTTACAATAATATTATCGATTCTTGGTTCATAGTTAAGTAAAGACGACCTAATTTCGTCAGCGACTCGTATTTCACTCAATTCTGTGTTCAAATCAAACAAAGATTCATTAACAACCGACCCAAACTGAGGTACAAATGGTTTTTCACCAAGAGTTGTAAAAACTATGTTCTTTACAGACCTTTTTATAGCGTCTTCATCACGAATTGCAACCACATCATTCGTCACAGGATGACGTTTGAACGATAAATTGATATCTTTGAATGCCTTAGAAGCCACTATTCACACAATTAGTTTGCTGTTTTTATTTATACCGCTTTTTTTATCTTTTTACGACTCTAATTCTGTATTTTTCCGATTCTAAAGCGTTAATAATATATTTAGCACTAATTCTTGGGTCTTTTTCTCCGCAAGTGAAGAAATCTGCGTTCATTCGACCAAATTCAGGCCAAGTATGACAAGAAACATGACTCTCAGAGAGTGCAAAAAGACATGTAACACCACATGGACTGAATTTATGTGTATATTCATTCAATATCGTCATCTCCGACTTCAAAATAGCACGAGTAAAGATGTCACGAAGGAAATTTGGACTATTTAAGTCATCAAAATACCCATCGTAGACATCTAATATGAGATGTTCACTCATTTCATCCCAATTCTGGTTCATTTAAGTCAATTTTAAAGTCACCACCGTAAAAATCAACGTTCATATCAGTGCCTCCAGCGCCTACTTCAACGTCAGTAGACCTTTCTTTTGCTGTTTTCCAGAAATAATTCTCTTCTGAACCTAATCCATCACGATCATGACCGTTTTCAACTTGATAATACACTGTTGAAACTTTAAAATCAGGTTGTTTTGGCACTTCTGGAGTAATACTGTTGTCGTAAATCCTCATTCTGTTGTTTGGATAGAGGCAAAATTGCCCATTATCCAGTTCAAGAAGGTTATGAGACTTATGTTCAGCAGGTTGTTCGCTTGTTGAGTAGTCAACAGCGTCTACATCAGCATGAAAATTGTCTAAAGTACAAATATATGTGCCAGTTTGGTTGCCAAAGTCTCTTGTATATACTTCATAATGCATTGATCCGATAAATTGCTTCTGAACTGCGACTACTCCATAGTCCATGCAGTTCCAAAATTGTAAATTATGCAGTGTCATATCAGGATCAGGCAGTTCTGGAGAAGATAAAAATGCCGAAATTGGTAATTTATCGAACATTGCTGCATATTCTGGCAAATAAGTCTCAAAATAAAAAGCACGGCCAGGAATACTCTTCGCAGATACCCATACTCCTTTTACAAATTCACCATGACCACTCTTATGATCGGTTAAATATTCTTTTCTTACCCATACTTCGTAAGATGGTAGATTCGTAATTAACGTAGACATTAGCGACCCTGCCCCCTGTATCTTTTACGAGCCGAGTTACGAGAGGTAGCGGAGTATTTCGAGTGCTTTCCTCTTCCTTGACGAGTTTTTTTGGGTCTTGTCTCAGTAACATAAGTACTGCCCATCATTCCTGACCTTTTTGCCATATGTTTTAGTGTTTTATAATATTATAGCATAAATGCTAAATTATTCAATACTCAGTATTGAAGAAAAATACTTGAGTCAATCGACCCGTTTCGTTGTCATGACCAAAATAAGTACTTGAAGAATGCCATTGATCACCACGAAATAATATAAGTCGATTATAGATGTTTTTTACTTCAGTTGCAATATCCCATTTTGTCATATCCTGACTATACTCACTAGATGCAAGATGATCATAATTATGATTATAAATTGAATTATTAATTTTTGAACGGAAAAATGATGTTCCTCCTTCAAGTGGAGCATCTGGAGTCAAATATAAAACACCTCCCCAATAATTAGAGGGATTATACAAATAACTTTTATTTACATTATCACTATGCACCCAACTGTGTTCTTTTGCTGTTGTAATTTGAAATGAACCTGTGTACTTATCAGATTCTAACCAATCAGTAATTTTTCCTCCGTGAGGTTCGACTATTTTTTGTATGTTTTCTCTTGTACTATCATTAATAAGGCAACCAGTTCTTCGGCCAGGATAGTTTCCTTTTATATCAAATTTTTGACTCAGTGCAAATTCTCTCACCTCATCTACATTATTATAGAAATCATCAACAATAATTAAATTCGTTCTCATGTCATTATGATAAATTCTGAAGTTGAGCACAGCGTTCTTTAAATGATAAATCTGTCTCTAATGATATGTATGTTGCAACAATGATAATACGACGACCATAGGTAGGAAACTGATTTGCATGACTTCCTGTGAATGTGATACACTCATCTTCTTCAGTAGGAGTATATGGAACTCCCTCAATCATAGTCCCTCCATCAGTGGGAGTCAGATAAAGAATGAAATTTTCATGTTTAAAATCATGATCATTATGATAAAAACCAATACGACTTTCTGTTGTAACTGGATGAGTTGCATTTACGCTCATCCGAAGAAACAAATAATTAGGTATTTGATTATAATCAAATATTTCGCTTATCGTTTCTACAAACTGTCCTGCGTGAAGAATTGCAGAAGAATGGAAATGATTATTTTCTGGACGATGCAGAATTATATGAGAATATGACCAGTTTGCATTCGGAGTATTTTGGGATTCACCAAGTTCACCAACTACACTTCCATTGAAATGCCAAGGAAAATCGTCACTTAATATAAATTCTTTAAGTTTAAAATAATTTTCAGTTTTCGGATTGATGAGTTTTTTCATCGAGGTGAATCGCTGGTTCGTAAGTAATATCAGTTGATTTTAAGTCTTTATTATAATAAGTCTCAACAGCTAGGTCTTCCATAATATCAAATAATTCTCTTTCTGTCACATCCCAGAAAATAACCTTCCCTTTTCGGAGAACGTTATATCTGTCTATTTTTTCTTCTTTTTTCGATTGTCCCATTGATAGAATACGTAAAGTCCGAGTAGTGTCCAAAAGACAGTTGTAAATCCAAGATGATTCATGACCAAGGTGTTCCTATGATATTCGGGTCAATATACTGATCCAAGTCACTCTGCATGACGGAAATTTGAGTACTGCCGATTCCAGTTTGTATCCAACCGATTACCTGTGATTCGGTCAGGTCATTGTAAGGGACGAGTGAATCAGGGCGTGAGAACGTACATATACCTGTAAGACTATGACTCTTAACTGAAGAACCTGTGGTAGATACTCCAGTATAAGTGTAGTACGCAGTGTTTACGTACCCATCTGATTCACGTACTAAATTTTCGACCTTAAATGTGTAACTTGTGTTCATGTCTCTATGTATGAGGATTATAATATTGTAACATCAGAATGAGAATGAATATAATCACAAGTATCGTAATCACTGCCATCATTAGATAATCCTCGTCTTTTCATGACCAACACGAACACGAGGGTCGCACCAGATTTCAAAACCCGCTTCCTTTGCATCTAAACAGAAAGATACATCTTCACCACACATATCTTGTACTTCACCAGATTCAAAGACTTGCATCTTTGGAGCAAACCAAGGATATGGCATTCCTTCATGCTCAAATACACCATTCTTAATTAATAACCAACCAAAACCAGTATAGTCAACTGTAAATGGTTTTCTTCTTTTGCTAATACTATCTATTGTTTCGTGATTCATCACACCTCCGTTTGTGCGGAAATCATCTTCTTCTAACCAGTGTGCAACTGAAGTAGTTTTCCCATCCTCGGTGCAATACCATCCTGCTGCGATATCTTTGTCCATGAGAAGTATCTGATAAAATTTCTCAACGTTAAAGACAATATCAGAGTCAATCCAAAGTTGATAATCATACTTCAACTTTCCATCCCAAGGCTTCTGCTCTGGACCTCGAAGAACATTCGCACCTAAACATTTGCATCTTGCAAAGTTTACCATCGATGAATAGTCTTGACTTATCTGAATACTTGCACCACTTTGAACTAAATCAAAACAGAGTGATACAAAACTTTTGAGAAACTGATATGATACTCCTCGACCAGGTAGACAGAATACAACTGTCTTTCCTTTTATCATTTCTTTTGCTTTCGCATAATCAAACTCAGGTTTCTTTTCTGCTGTTTTCTTAACGGGCGACTTTGCTTTTACCGTAAATCCTTTTGCCATAATGTATTGTAATTACAATTATATTCTAACTGAAATTATCTATAATGTCAATAGGAGTGGTCTTGTATTTGATAAGTAGGGTTTTCACTCACTTCGGTATATGTTAACTCTTCTTTCCAGTAAGATGTATATAATTTATTCCATATAATTTTAAATTCTTCTTCATTGACATTTTTAAACAAACACTTGTCTTCCAAGTAGATGTGATAAAATTTCATTCTTCCTCTTCGAGTATGTGGATTCCATCGATATCAATAAACCATTCAAGATTCAATCCCTCGTACCAACCATATTCGTTCATCATCCACTCAGGTATCGTTAACTTATACTCTCCTGTTAATGGGTCAATTGTGATCGGTTGGATTTGAGATTTAGAATCGTGTTTCATTCATATGGTTCACTTCTTCCAGTATATAGTACCTTTGTATTTTTTGCAAACGACCTCTGTGGGCATTTTTACACACGAAAAATTTTCTGTACCCCCTGTGTAAATAAAGTGCGTTTTCCATAGCTAGGTCGATTTGGGTCGTTTATAGATTAATGGTACCTAGCGGATTTAATATAAAAAGGGCGGGAAACCGCCCTAACTGCTGACCACGCACGAATGAGTCTTAGAGTAGACTCGCTTCGTGGTTCATTCTGTAGTCCTCACAGTGCTGTAAGAACTCTTCCGCTTTCCACTCAGC